GAAGACGTCCCCGGTGAGGAGATCGGTGGCGTCGGAACACCGGAGTACCGCCGTCGCACGTCGGCGTTCGAGGCCGGGCAGTTGTTCACCATGCGCAAGCCAACCCCCGAACACGCCTGGTAACCCGTCTATGATTCCGCCAAACCGCCCTTAGGAGGGTTCATGTCATACCGCCCAGCCTCCGGCTACGAGCATGCTCTGGCCGTGAACACAGCGCGCCGCGGCCCGCTGCGTTTCGAGGAAGGCGTCGCCACGGACACCGACATCCCCAACGACTTCGGCGTCGGGGCGTACGGCGACCCCAGTGGTGACGGCCGTGGTCGTCCCTTCACTCCGTGGAAGGACGCCGCCGAGACGACCCGTGAACGGGCCCATGTCGGCAGCGCCTCGTGGATCGAGGCCCCCACCATGCTCTCGGACTTCGTCATCGGCGCGTCGATCGGACAGGGTCCGCCGCAGTTCGAGATGGAGGTGGGCTCTGAACGGCGCCTCCTCCGCATCAACCCGGCTCAGGTCAACGACTAGAGCCATGACGTCCTCGGGGACCTCCAAGGTCAAGCGCAAGCCGTACATGACGGTCGGCGCGCCCGGACCCAAGTCCCCGAAGATGGCTTCGGGGATGTTCCCCGAGAAGTCCGCCCAGCGCGGCGTCAGCAAGGGGGGAGCGGCAACACCTGGCGGCGCCCGCTCCCCCCTCCTGGGCGAGCCCAACCCGACCGGCCGGCCCAAGTCGAACCTGGGCAAGTACCTGATCAAGCCGTCGCCCACCTCCATCACCGGCTACGAGATGCTGAACGAGGACCCCGACGTGGTCGACAAGGTGCACAAGCAGTACCTCAAGGCCTACGAGCTCCCGCCCCATCTCCAGCCGGTGCGGTTCCAGTCCCCCACGTTGGAGCGCAACCGGGCGCTCCAGATCTCCCGCGGCTGGCGCAAGCCCCGCAGTCGGGCAGGTTGACGTGCCACGACGCTCCTCACGAGGACTGGGCCTCAGCCAGCTTGGTGGCGCCGGTGAGCGCTACCACGTCGGTGCCGAGTCGGGGAACCCCCGCTTCACCGACCGGGGCGGCCCCAAGATGGCCTGGCGCTACGGCGAGATGCCCACGTTCACCCAGCCCCACGAGGTGCTGGCCGCCACCGCCAACATCGCTCACTCGATCCGCCAGGCCAGCCCCGGCGAGCGAGCTCATGGTGAAGAGTGGTATCCCAAGGTGCACGAGGCGGTGTCCAAGGGCATCCGCAAGCGGGGCTTCCTGTCCGGGGCCAGCGACAAGATGCTCACCGGCTCAGCGCTGGTGGCCGCCGTCAGCCCCAACATGGACTGGGACAAGAACAACATCGGTGCCTTCAAGGAGTTGGCCAGCCTCAAGTCCTCGCACTGGGCGGCCATCAACCGGGGCGACAAGAGCCCGGTGGCCGGCATGTCGATCAACGCCGCCACGGTGCCCAACCTCCAGAAGGCCGGGCGCCTGATCGCCGGCGCTGACCCCAACGCCGAGCTCCACCCGGGGCGGGCGCCCAAGACGCACTCCTTCATGCACAACATCCACGACCCGTCAGACCCGGGTTTCGTCACGATCGACGGCCGCGCCTTCGACACGATGACCAACCGGATGCGCTCATGGGAGGTCAACCGGGGCCTCACCGGTGGCGCCAGCATGAACAAGCGCTACACGGCCGGGCGCAACATCTGGCAGGCCGTGGCCGGCGACATGGGGATCCACCCCAGCGCCGCCCAGGCCATCTCGTGGTCCCACACCAAGTACGACCTGGAGCAGACGGGACGCACCCGCAAGCAGGGCCCCAACCGCACCGGTCAGCCGTACTTCCACCCCGAAACCGGCGCCCCGGCGCTGCACGCCGGACAGTTCGGCCGATGAACAAGCCGCTACAGCGTTGGGACCGTACGAAGCATGACGTCCTCGACGTCGATGCCTTCGGTGACGAACATCTCCTCCAGCATGGGGGTGGCGGCGCGGGCGTAGCGGATGGCCATGACGGCGTCCTCGGGGTCCATCGGTCCGGTGAGGAGATCGCAGATCTCCAGCAACATCCTGGCGTCTTCGGGGCTGATCTCCATGGGGTCGTATCATAATGGGCGTCGCCTTCTATCCGGCGTCCTACAGGGCGGCAGCGAGCGACCTGACGATCGCCATCAGCCCGCTCGGCCTGGTCGAGCTCGCGGACGAGGAGTTCGAGGTCCACGGCCCCCGGCTCAACCGCTACGCCAACAACTGGGCGTGGTACCTCGGTCACCACTGGGCCTACCGCCGGGAGATCGGTGAGCCGCAACTGGTGTTCAACTGGGTGCGAGCGTTCTCCGACTTTCTGGTGAACTTCTCCTTCGGCAAGGGCATCAACTTCCACTCCCCGGAGATGACGGGCGCCATCACGCCGTACCTCCTCAAGGAGGTGTGGGAGGTTCACAACAACAAGCACGCCGTGCTCACCGAGATCGGCCAACAGGGCTCGGTTTCTGGGGACGTGTTCGTCAAAGTGGCCTATGAGCCGCCCTACGTGGACTCCGCCGGCCTGCCTCACGAGGGCCGGATCCGGGTGCTGCCGCTGAACCCGGCGTTCTGCTTCCCGGAGTTCCACCCCCACGACCGCACGCGGATGATCCGCTTCAAGCTCAAGTACAAGTTCTGGGGCACGGCCCAGGACGGCTCCCGCATGGTCATGACCTACGTCGAGCTCATGACCGAGGACACGATCGAGGAGTACATCAACGACGAGATGATCGACCAGCGGCCCAACCCGCTGGGTGAGATCCCGATCGCCTTCACGCCCAACTTCGCCGTCTCGTCCAGCCCCTGGGGCCTCGGGGACATCAACGAGCTCGTCTCGCTGAACCGTGAGTACAACGAGAAGGCCACCGAGATCTCTGACATCATCAACTACCATGTCGCCCCAGTTACGGTGATCACCGGGGCCAAGGCCGCCAACCTGGAGAAGGGCCCCCGCAAGATCTGGGCCATCGGCAACGACAAGGCCAAGGTCCAGAACCTGGAGTTGGAGACGAACTTCACCGGGCCGCTGGGCTACATGGAGCTCTTGAAGCAGGCCATGCACGAGATGACGGGCGTGCCGGCCACGGCGCTGGGCACGTTGCAGCCGATCTCGAACACCTCAGGCGTGGCCCTGGCCCTCCAGTACCAGCCGCTCATGCTCAAGCACGAGCGGAAGGTATCTCAATACAAACCCCTGTTTGAGCACGTCAACTCGCTGATCATCAAACACGCCTTCATCTACGCCCCCGAGATGACGGTGTACAACCCGGCCGTGTCGGCGGTGCAACTCCAGCCCGACCAGGTGCCGCAGTTGGATCCTTCGGCGGCGGTGTCGTACCGCTCGGTCATCGACTGGCCCAGCCCGATGCCGATGGACAAGCTCATCACGATCAACGAGATCCAGGCCAAGATGGCCATGAACCTGGAGTCGCGTCGTGGCGCACTCCGGGATCTCGGTGTGCAGTTCCCGGATCAGAAGATCCGGGAGATCTTCGAGGAAGTGCTTGAGGACACCCGTGAACAAGGTGCCCTCGATCTCATCCGCAGTCAGATCGCCGCCTTCAACATGATGGCGACGGGCATGACACCGGACGGTCAGCCCCTGATGGGCCAGGACGCGGAGGGGAACCCCGTCCCAGCCCAACCCCCGGTGGACCCGCAACTCGCCCAAGAGATCCAGCAACTGGCCTACGGGGTCTACCCGCCCCAGATGATGGATTTCGAGGCCGAGGACCCGGACTAGGTAACACAACATCCCAGGGACAACCGAACGTATGAGCAACATCGAGACACCGCAGCCCCAGGCTGCGCAACCGCAGAACGCAACCGTCGACTCGGGGAGTGGCTTCATCACTGGTGTGACGCCGCCCCAACATGTGCCACAGCAGCAAGCAAGCAACGGCCTCATCTACCGGGACGACCGGCAGCAGGAGCCCCAGACGCCGCAACAGCGCATGTTCACCGAGGAGCAGGTTGAGTCCTTCCGCCAACAGGAGAAGGACAAGCTGTACCCGGAGATCCAACGCATGAGCGAGCAGTTGCGCACCCTCCAAGAGGAGCGTGACGCCGAGCGTGCGGAGCGCGAGCGTGTGGCCCAAGAGGCCGAATCGGAGCGCCGAGCCAAGGAAGAACAGGAGATGGACCTGCGCCAACTGCTCGATCAGCGGACGGCGACCTTCCAGCAGCAGATCGAGGAGCGGGACCGCCGGTATGAAGCCGATCGGGCCGTCTTCGAGCAAGAGCGGCGCCTGACGGAGCTCAACGAGTACCGTCGTGACCGTTTGGAGCAAGAGGGGGCGTACATCTTCCCCGAGCTCCAGGGATTCATCACTGGTAACTCCCCCGAAGAGGTGGACGCCAGCATCGAAGCGTTGAAGGAGCGGACGGCCTCCATCCTCAACCAGATCACGGCGGCTCAACCGCCACCACAGCCGTTCAGCAGGGTCGCCGCCAACCCCGGCGTCCCACCCGTAGGACCACTGGAACAACTACCGAGCTACGAACAGTTGTCGCCGCAAGACATCGCGGCGATGCCCATGGACACGTACAAACGCCATCGAGACGAACTCCTACGCGCCGCAAGTCAACAACGACGACAGGGGCGCTGAGCCCTAAGGAGATACCATGGCCTACCCGAACGACACGGGTAACGCTCTCGGTGGCGAACTGCCAACCGTATCCGGCATCACGGGTACGACTCGGGTCGCTCCGGGAGGTCCCTACTCGAACTACGCCCCGGCCGTCGGCTACTACGGCAACACGGTGCAGGACAACACGGGCGTGGGCTACGCCGGGTCGGTTGCCACCGGCTCGACCATGCTCGGCCCCGCCATCCAGACGATCTGGAGCAAGGAGATCCTGTTCCAGTCGATGCCGGTGCTGCGCTTCGAGCAGTTCGCCGTGAAGAAGACCGAGCTCGGCACGATGCCGGGCCTCACGGTCAACTTCATGCGCTACAACAACCTGCCGATGCCCTCGGGGTCGCTGGTGGAAGGCGTGCGCATGAAGACGCACGCCATCTCGGCCAACCAGTACACGATCTCGGTCAACGAGCAGGGCTTCGCCGTGGCGGTGTCGGAGTTGCTGCTCAACGCCAGCTTCGATGACGTCATGGCCTCGGCCAGCCGGCTCCTCGGGCGCAACATGGCGCTCTACATGGACTCCCAGGCCCGCCAGACGCT